ATTCTACCAGGAGGTGGAGTTGCAATAGCAAGAGCAACACAGTGGGTAGAATATAATGGTAATGTAGATTTTAATATTGGAGTAGAAATTGTTAAAGAAGCATGTAAAAAACCATATGAACAAATCTTAAAAAATGCTGGTTTAGAAGAAATTCCTGAATTAGCAGAAGATGGTGAATGGGAAGGATTTGATATTAGACAAAATAAAATGGTAGATTTTAAAGAAGCTGGTATTATAGATCCATTTAAAGTTACTAGAAGTGCATTACAAAATGCAGCATCAATAGCAGGTACTATTTTATTAACAGAAGCCACAATAGTTGATAAACCCGTAGAAAATAAATCACCTGAAATAGACCCAGCTATGATGGGCATGATGTAATATGAAAACAAAGGTTATAGAAAGAAATGAAGTTATAGCAACAAGAGTACCACCTGGAGACAGGTGGTCTTTAGTTGAAGACCCTAAAAAAGTTATTCATAAATCCCTTACAGATGCTTTGGAAGCCTATCTAGGAGTTACTAACTTTAAGGGTGAATATAGGCTAGCTCCTTTAGATGGTAAATTATATGCTATTAAAACAACTGAAGAAGAGGTCAAACCTGAACCAATAAAGAAATATAACATATATGGTGATGAGTATTAAAGAGCATTCACTTTTAGTTGAAAAATATAGATCAAAAGATTTAACAGAGTATGTAGGAAATGAACATATTAAGACCCAAATACAAAAATATCTAGACCAAGATGATATTCAAAACTTTATATTTTATGGTCCTGCTGGTACTGGAAAAACGACCCTTGCTAAGCTTATTGTTAATAATTTGGAATGTGATTACCTTTATATTAATGCTTCTGATGAACGAGGCATCGAAACTATTAGGGATAAAGTCACGAGTTTCTCAAGCACTGTATCGTTTAAAAAGATTAAGGTTGTCATCCTTGATGAGGCGGATTTTCTCACTATCCAAGCACAAGCATCTCTAAGAAATACAATAGAAACGTTTTCACGTAACACACGTTTTATCCTCACTTGTAATTTTATAGAGCGTATTATAGATCCGCTTCAATCAAGGTGCCAAACATTAAAAATAGTACCACCAAGTAAAAAAGAAGTAGCAAAACACATAAAAGAGATACTAGATAAAGAACAAACAAAGTTCGAAATTGAAGCTCTTGTTAACATAGTTAATAAACATCATCCGGATATACGAAAAATGCTAAATACAATTCAGTTATCAACTAAGGATAATGAATTAGTATTGGATGAATCTATTTTAGTATCATCAAACTATATAAAACAGATTATAGAAGAGCTAAAACTAAAGAAAACCGATTTTAGAAAATTAAGACAAATAATAGCCGATTCTCAAGTACGTGATTTTGAAGAATTATATAGAGCATTATTTGATCATGCTTCGGAATATGCCATTGGTAGAGAAGGAAGTATAGCAATAATTTTGAATGAGCATCAATATCATTCTAACTTTCGTATTGATAAGGAAGTCAATATCGCAAGTGCATTAGCAAAAATAATTGAAATAAAAAAACCACAAGTGATATGAAAATAGGAATTATAGGACAAGGTTTTGTAGGTAATGCTGTTTATAATGGATTAAAGGATTTTTTTAAAATTGAAACTTATGATATAGCTTTACCGTCTACTTGTAATTCTCTTAATGAATTAGCATCTAAATCAGACATTATATTTACATGTTTACCTACCCCAATGGAAAAAAATGGGAAATGCCATTTAAACATAGTAGAAAATGTTCTAAATAAATTAGATTTAAGAAAAGAATCTAAAATCATAATAATTAAATCAACAGTACCTCCTGGTACTACTAAAGAATGGAATGTAAAATATAAAAATTTACAAATAGTCTTTAATCCTGAATTTTTAACTGAAGCAAATGCTGTTAATGATTTCAAAAATCAAAACAGAATCATAATAGGGGGCCCTAAAAAACCAACTTCACAAGTTCGTAGAATATTTGTAAAAGCTTTTCCAAAAGTTAAAATTATAAAAACTGATTCAACTTATGCTGAAATGGTTAAATATGTTACTAATAGTTTTTTAGCAACTAAAGTATCATTTGCAAATGAAATGTATCAAATATGTGAGGAATTAAATATAGACTATGATAAAATTATTGAGTATGCTATTCAAGATGAAAGATTAGGATATTCACATTGGAGTGTACCTGGACCTGATGGTGACTTTGGGTATGGGGGACACTGTTTTCCTAAAGATATAAAAGCTTTAATATCACTAGCTCATGATTTAAATGTGTTTCCAAGAATGCTAACAGCAGTTGATTGTAAAAATAATGATGTTAGAACAGATAGAGATTGGGAAAGACAAGAAGGAAGAGCAATTATTAATAATATAAAATAAGAAAAATGAAAGGCCCACAACAACAAGGACTAAATATAGATTTTAAAAATACAACAATGATAGAAGGTTTTGACGGAGGATTATTATTCGGTCAGGCATTTGTATTAAGAAAAGTATCTAAATTCGTAGCAGGGACAGATGAAGATGCAATGCTCCCAATACCTGTATTTTATGATTTAGAGACTAAGAAAATAATTAAAGATTCTTTACCTAAAGAAATTAGAGAAGATTATAAAGACATTACTATTTAATTGAAAGATAAGATTAAAAATATATTTGATTGGTTACAACACATAACGTTGTATAAAACACCTGCTTCTGAATTTACGGATAACGACTGGGAAAAGTTTAATTCATATATGGTGCATAGATTTGTTAGTATGCATGTATATTACGTTGAAATCGCAGATTATGCGCAAAGTATGTTACCAACTATGAAAAAAGAAATATATAATTTTTATAAAGAAATGATACCAAAACGTAAAGTCTGGCTACAGTATATAAAGACTAAAAATAAGCAGATAAATAAAGAACTTGTAGAAAAAATAGCAGAATACTATGAGGTTGGAACCTCAGATGCTCGTTCATATATTAATGTTATAACGGATAAAGAGATGCCTGTTATTTTAGGAGAAATGGGATTAGATAATAAAGAAATAAAAAAGTTATTAAAATGAGTAAATTAGAAGAATTACTTTGGAGTGCTGAAGAACATGGAAAAAGAAAACAAATGTTTGAAGAAATAAATAAATTAAAACTTCAAAACCCTAAACTCACTTTAGAACAACAATACGAACAAGCATATCAAAATGTAATGAAAACATGAAAAAAAGTAAAATTATAGAAGCCTTAATTAGGCAAGCAGAAGCAGATAAATCAAAAGCTTTAATGGCATTAGATTTACTAGAAAACCAAGCGGTAGGAATTGGTGATCACACAGCAAATGATTTTTTTAAAGATGCAAATGAGGCATTAGAATTATTAGTCGAAGCTGATGATAAATTAGAAACATTAAATAAATATTGGGGCGATCAACCACTACCTTTTTAATATGGACCCAGTAAAAGCATTTGAAGAAGAATACCCTGAACTATCCCAGGAATTTAAAGTTATTCAAGATGAAATGTATAAAATGTTTGCAGCCAAACATATGGATTATGGTTTACAAAACATTTCATTAGGAGGGGATTTAACTAAAGAAAACGATAAAAAATTTTCATTAACAGGTTTAGCTATTAGGTTAACAGATAAAATTTCAAGATTAAGAAATTTGCTTACTAATGGTAGAAATTTTGTTAAAGGTGAAGGAATGGAAGACACGTTTATAGATATAGCTAATTATGGTATAATTGGTATGTTAGTAGGACGTAACAAGTGGAAAAAATAAATGGCTAAAACACCAGCTATAGTAAAGGAGATACAATTATCCCCTAAAAGAGAATTAGACTATTCTTATCAAAAAAATATTTCATATTCACAATATACAATGTGGAAGAAATGTCCTAAACAATGGGCTTTACAATATAGAGATGGTCATAAAGTATATACACCTAGTATTCATACTGTATTTGGAAAAGCATTACATGAGGCATTTCAACATTACATTAAAGTAATGTATGAAAAAAGTGCTGCAGCAGCTGATAGAGAAGACATATTAGAAATACTTAAAGATCAGTTAAGAGCCCACTACCAAGAAGAATATAAGAAAAACAACAAACAACATTTTTCTAATCCAGGTGAATTAAGTGAATTTTATCAAGATGGAGTTGAAATACTAAATTACCTAAAAAAACATAGAGGTAAATATTTTTCAAAACGAGGTTGGCATTTAGTAGGAATAGAAACTCCTGTACTAATGCCTCCTGTAAAATATAATCCTAATATTTTATTTATGGGTTATCTTGACATTGTAATGTACAGTGAAAGGTTAAATAAATTTAAAATAATAGATATTAAAACATCTACTAATGGTTGGAAATTAAATTATGTTAAAAATGATGAAGACAAACAATTCCAACTTATATTATACAAAAAATTCTTTGCAGAACAATTTGGAGTAGATATAAAAGATATTGATATTGAGTTCTTTATTACAAGAAGAAAAGTTTATACTGAGGGGGATTATCCACAAAAACGATTTCAAATGTATTCTCCACCTTCGGGTAAAATAAAAATAAGTAGAGCAACTAAAGCAATAGAAGAATTTATGAGTGAATGTTTTATAAAAAATGAATACTCAACAAAAGAAATGTTACCAAATCCTTCAAAATGGAACTGTGGGTTTTGCCCCTATAAAAACGATAAAAAACTTTGTGGATTAGGTGAACATTTTTAAGTCTATACGTATGTATGGATATAAATAGTTTTACTAAATTAAAGATTATGACAGCAAAAAAAGACATGACACTAACCAGTGTAAAAGTTAAAAGTGATTTATTTGAAAATTTTAAAATAGAGTGCGTAAAACGTAAATTTTCTTTCCAGAAACTTGCCGATCGTGCAATTTATTTGTATCTTACAGATGATGATTTTAGAAGACAAATTAATAATCACAATAACCTTGAGTTATAAAAAATAAAATATGATTAATAAAGATTTTAAGTATCTTCCTAAAGATAAAAGGAAGAAAATACTCTTAATATGTGATGATATTAGAGTACATTCAGGAATAGCCACAGTGGGTAAAGAAATAGTAATGCATACTGCTCAACATTTTAACTGGGTACAAATAGCAGGAGCTATTAAACACCCAGATAAGGGTAAAGTGTTTGATTTATCTAATGAAGTAAATAAACAAACGGGTTTAACTGATTCTAATATAAAATTGTTCCCAGTTGATGGTTATGGTAATATAGAACTAGTAAGACAAATTATTAATCAAGAAAAACCAGATGCTTTAATGCTTATTACGGATCCAAGATATTTTATGTGGTTATTTAATGCTGAAGGCGAAATAAGAAAAAATATGCCTATTATATACCTTAATATTTGGGACGATTACCCCGCTCCCTTATATAATAGAGCATTTTATGAATCATGTGATTTATTAATGGGAATTTCAAAACAAACAGTAAATATTAATAAGATTGTATTAGGAGATAAAGTTAAGGATAAAATAGTAAAATATTTACCTCATGGTTTAAATCATAATATTTACCGTCCTTTAGAAACTACTGAAGAGATAAATGCAATAGAAAAAATGAAATTTGAGTTATTTGGTAAAGATGAAGTTAATTTTGTTTTATTTTTTAATTCTAGAAATATTAGAAGAAAGCAAATCCCAGATACTATGTGGGCATTTAGAATGTTTTTAGATAGTTTACCTAAAGAAAAGGCAGATAAGTGTAGATTTTTACTTCATACTGAAAAAGTACATGAAGCGGGAACAGACCTTCCCGTAGTAAGTGAGCTATTATTTGGAGATAAATACCCTAATGCTATAGTAATTGATGAAAAAAGATGGTCAACTGAACAATTAAATTTATTGTATAATATTTCTGATTGTCAAATTTTATTAACATCAAATGAAGGATGGGGATTAACCTTAACTGAGGCAATGTTAGCAGGTAATCCTATTATAGCTAATGTTACTGGTGGGATGCAAGATCAAATGAGATTTAAAGATGAAAATGGAAAATGGTTTACACCATCACCTGAAGTACCTTCAAATAATACAGGAAAATATAAAAAACATGGTGAATGGGCTTTTCCATGTTATCCTGCTTCAAGATCAATTCAGGGATCACCTATTACACCTTATATTTGGGATGATAGATGTAAGCCGGAAGATGCAGCAGATAGGATAAGGGAAGTGTATGATTTAGGTGAAGAAAAAAGAAAAGAATTAGGTGTTAAAGCCAGAGAATGGTGCTTAAGTGAAGAAGCAGGATTTACAGCTGAACATCAAGGTAAAAGATTTATAAAATTTGCTAATGAGTTATTTAATACCTGGAAACCTAGGATAGCATTTGAAGTAATAGATGCAGATGAAGATATTAGAAAAGTACAAACACATAATTTAGTATATTAATATGAAACCAACATTTATAATAAGTTGTCCAATAGATACCTACTCGGGTTATGGAGCAAGATCAAGAGATGTAGTAAAAGCTATTATTGAAATGGATAAATATGATGTAAAAATAATGCCGCAAAGATGGGGTGCTACCCCTTGGGGCTTTATAGAAGATCATAAAGATTGGGAGTTTTTAAATAAATATTTATGGCAACCAGAACCTAATAAACAATACCCAAAACCAGATATTTGGATGCAAATAACAATTCCAAATGAATTCATGCCTCAGGGACATTATAGTATAGGAATGACAGCAGGTATAGAAACTACTTTATGTAGGGCTGAATGGGTAGAAGGGTGTAATAGAATGAATATGGTAGTTGGATCTTCTAAACATACTATTCAAGTATTAAAAGATAGTAAATTTCAACAAAAAGATAATAAAACTAACCAAGTAGTAAAAAGTATAGAATTAAATACTAAAACTGAAGTATTATTTGAGGGATTTAATGAACAAACTTGGAAAAAAACTAATGAATATTTAGACTTACCAGAGATAAAGGAACAATTTTGCTTTTTATTTGTAGGACA